TTCAAGACCACTTGCTAATGCCGCATTAGACGTGTGTCCGGTATTACAAACATAAAGTGTGCCACCATATTTAATAATATCGTTAATTTTATAACGTGTGCTAATTGCCCAATTTTGTTTCCAGTCTTGGCCTTCGGAGAATAGGTCCCATTTTAAAATGTCAGCTTCAAGACCAAGAGCAACAGATGCCGCCGCTGTATGACCAGTATTACAAAGGTAAATATTACCGCCGTATTTGACCAAGTCATTTGCTTTGTAAACAGTACTAGCTACCCAATTATCTTTCCAGTCAATCGATGTAGCAAACTGATCCCATTTTGATTGATCAGCTTCTAGTGTTGCTTGTGCTGTGTGGCCGCTATTACAAATATATATAATACCACCATATCTTACAATATCATTGATTTTGTAAAAAGTTGCACCTGACCAATCACTCTGCCATTTTGTACCGTCACTAAATAAGTTCCAGTGTGCCGCGTCTGTGTAGAAATTAGCATCTGCTGTGTGTCCTTTAATACACACATAAGTACGTCCACCATATCTGATGACGTCATCTTTTAGATATGCGGCTGTAGTAGTCCACGTATCTTTCCATATAAATCTAATTCTACCTAGCTTAAATTCTGCCATTGTTTGCTCCGTTCTTGATATTATACATATTTATCATTATCCGTTAAAGTCATCGCGTTCTGTTCTTGCCGCCATAAACATACCTAGTGCTTGTAAACCGCCACCTAGTGGTCCGTTAATAGTCATTCCTACATTAATATCAGTCATTGCAAGAGCATTATTTGAACCTGCTGTGTTTGACATTACGTTATCTTCTAAGACAACTTGTCCTGCTGTAAGTTTGTTTGTAAACAGGTTGGATCCACCACCTGTAAATCTATTTTCGATGTAGCTTGTTAAAGCCTTTTGTGTTGGAATAATATTATCTGAATTAGCAACAAATGTATTATCTGTAGTAAATTCTCTAATAACAGCTTGCGTACCACCAACTCTAATACCACCAAGTCTTAGTTCGTCTAATCCTTCTAAGTTAAAGAAGTCTGCGTTTAGTGTAACACCACCTTGTGCTTGCGAAACTCTAAACAATTCACCAACTCTGTAGTTACCATCTTGGTCACTACTTGTGTAAAATACTCGTCCGCCATTTGATTCTTGTACTTCGTTAGCTTGTACAGTGTCATTTGCCGCTGTCTGTCCGTCAACATATAGATTAGGATAGTTAGTGTCTGCAAAGTTACCTGTACCAATGTCTAAGAAATCATGACCTGTTAAACGACATTGACTGTAGCGTTCACGTATTGTAACACCTGTGCCGTGTACTGGTGCTGTTGTTCTACCAAGTACTGGACTAATTTGGAATGTTAATTCAATGTTAGGTGTTACACCTGATTGTGAATTCACTTTAACTAATCTGTAAATTGTAGCGTTGCCTGTAAATCTTACGTTTGCTCCTGGTCCTGGAACTGTAGTAATACCACTAATTCTCATTGTGTTACCAATTTGTAATTCTTCACCAAAACCGTTACCAGTAATTAATACAATCGCACTTTGATAACCTGTACCTCTATTATAAAATGTAGGTTGAGGTAATACGCCGTTGTTAATATCAACAGTAAAGTACGGCTCGCCATATTCTTCTGGATCTTCAACTGATATTGTTGGAGCAGTAATGTATCCACTTCCTGGATTATAAATCTTAAACAAGTTAAGTTTTCCGTTTACTACCTCAACACGAGCGTATGCTGTAGCACCACCTGTAATAATATTACCTACTGAACCAGCTGATGACATTCCAACAAATGCTGGTAAATTATTTCTAATTCCGCCTGCGATTGTTGTTAAGTTTCCAGTAACTTCTCTAATTGTCCAACCATAACCGTTGTCTGAACTTAGTGTAGTTCCTGTATTACTTACTACCATAAACAACCCTTGAGTGTAACCAATTTTCCAATTTTCTCTACCCGAGTCGCCTACTAGTCCTGAGTCTGACCATGCTGTTCCTGTATCACTATATATAATTCTATCTGACTGATTCATTGTTGCAACCCAACAGTTACTACCAAATGCTAAGTCGCTGTATACTTCTGGTGCTACTGGTGCAGTTGCCGCTCCAGTTGTCCAAGTTACTCCATTGTTAACGGAAATTACTGTAGTGCCGTTTTGTGCTAATGCAATCCATTTGCCTGCACCGTATGCTAATCCTACCCAAGTAGTGTTACTGCCGCCGGTTGCTTGTGTGTTCCAAGTTGAAGGTACAACAGTTGAATCGCCGTCTGTAGTAAGTGTTGCAACATATGCATTTGCATTACCTGTTGCTAGAGCAATAATTGTATCACCGTTTGGCCCACCAATTTCAACATGCTTCCAAGTTGTACTAGCTGGTAATGTTGAGTAATCAAAGTTAATACCATCATTAGTGTAAACTAATTTGTCAGTACCATCAGCAACGCCTACCATAATTGGGCCAGTTTTTGCAAAGCCTGTATAGCTTAAACTATATGGAGATTCTAAGTCAGCCCAAACAGCACCATCTGATGATGTATACCAGTCATTTGTTCCTGTTGGTGCATAATACCACTTTGCTAGTCCGTCACTGTAACCAAGATCCTGTGCACCAGTTTGTACACTATTGTTAGTCTTTGCAAATGTAGGTGAACTAATAGTTATTCTTGGTTCATATGTATATGTAGTTGTGCCGTCAAGCGCAGTTTCATTTAATTTACCATTAACAATATTGTCCCATCCAGGAGTATTTGTAGATTCTTTATAAACTGTTGCAGTAAACGTAGATGGATTATAATTCTGTATCCATCCATATTGTCCTGCTCCAAGTCCTTCTGTAATGTTAATTCTCATGCCGAGCAACTGTGCTCTTGTTCTAACTTCAGAAGCCGCAAATACAAGAGTTGATAAACCACCACCTTGTCCAGTGTTACCAAAGGATTTAAATCCTCTACCACCAACGTTAGTACTATCATCAGGTAGTGCTAAATCAATTCTAGATACTGCTCCGTATCTAAATTCATCATATCTTGCATCAAAGTCAACACCTGATGCTTGTGTAGTTGATAACGTTGCTTGTGTATATGTTTGTCCTGTGTTTTTATATGCTACTGCAAGAATTTGTGATCCAGTACTAAACACTTCATCTACAGTAGCTTCGCCGCTTTGGTTGTTTACTGTAGCTGTTTGTGCAGTTTCAGTTGAATCAAATCCTTCAGCAACACTACCAAACGTGCCGTATGAGTTGTTACCGTTAGTAGCACGTAAAATACCACCGTTTTCTGCTAGGTAACCAATGTGTGCATAATATGTAAACACAGATACTAGCTCTGAACGTCCTAAGTTTGTTGCCCAATATCCAATACCGTCACTTAGTACTTGTGTAAAGTCGTTAGCAACGATTGATCTATTACCGCCGTTATGTAGTGCTCCGTCAATTTTCATACCAACACAGTTATCACCAATTGTAGTAACACCTTGTACGTATGTTGATTTACCACCCTGGATTCTCTCCATATTTACGGCGCCTGCTGTTGCACTTACAAATGTGTGTGCAGATAATTCTGAACTAATACCGACATTCATTGTAATAGTTGTACTAGAAGTACCAGTAATTAAAATTTTCTTATTGTAATATGGATCTGTTGATCTTGGGTGTAACAGTTGTGTTGCATTACCATCACTAGCACAGGTCCATGCTAAACTATTTGCATCTATACTTACTGATTGTCCTGGTGTAATATTGTGAGACCAATTTATTGAGTCGTTAGTAGCACTAACAAACCTGTGTTCGTAAACTCCGTCTGGATTAACTCCAACATTTACTACAATGCTTGTAGGCGTAACTGCAATAATTTTACGTTTTTCACCGTATGCAGGATCTGTTATTCTTGGATATGTATGATTTGTTAAAAAATCATCTTTTGCACATGTAAATGTTAAACTGTTAGGATCAAAGCTAATTTCTTCTTTTGGCTGTAATCCGTGTACTGTTCCAAATTCTATTGTCATTAACCCGTTTGCTGGATCATAAGTTGTTCCTGTTGTAGGTGTATATTCTGCAGAAGGAATAGTTAATGTCATTACACCAGATGCCGGAGCGTATGTACCTGCCGTTGGTGTATATTGCATTTTATTAGCATCTGCAATCCAAACACTTGTGTCGTCCGGTCCTGTACCAGGATCAAGTGACACAAATGCGCCGCCTGTTGGTCGCTTAGTTCCGTATGAGTTTGGTCCTACTAGTGCTCCAGTAAGTCCTGTAAGTGTACAATCTCTAAGTCCACTGCCGTTTCTAACATAGAACATATTTGATCTAACGTTATCATCTCCAACACTTAGTACTAATTGAGGTTGTACAACACCGTTGATGTAAGTTCTCTCACCTAATACAACATCAGTAGAAACTGCTGGACGAATCGTTGTTGTTCTTAATTCAGCACCAACAAGTGCAACTTTACTTGGAATACTAATTGGAAGAATTTCAGCAAACTCACCTGACATACATTTTACAGTTGCACCTTGGCCAACTCTGTGAGCCTGGTCTGCTAACAAGTATGCCATTGTAAATCTAATTGTTCTAAACGGAGCGTTTAATGTGCCGCCTTGTGTTGCATCATCAATGCCATTAGTTGATACATAATAAAGTTTTGCTTGTAGATCAAGTGAGTCCCATGCCGGAACTGTTCCTGTAACTCTTAATGCTTGACCAGTTGAGCCAATTGCAAGTCGTTGTGTGTCTATTGCAGTTGAGTCTTGATCTTCAAATGTTTTTAAGTCACCGCGTCTTGCTAACTTGTTAGTTAGTGTACCAAGAATCATTACTTTCCAGTAATTTTGATCTGGTTGGTTAATGTCCATATCGGGTCTAGAAGCCGATTCTGTTGATCTATGATATGTTAGTGCAAGATATGCAGTCCCTTGCCAAGTAACAATATCTCCTGGAAAATATTCAACATTGTCTTCCCAGAAGTTTCTGTATTGACGACCATCTATAATTTGTTCCCAATATGCAGGCCATGCATCAGGTTGTAAGTTTGTACTATCTTGAATAGCAATATATAAACTTCCTGAATGACGAACCATATCACCTGTTTTGTAATTTACAAATGAACTGTCGCCATCTTCGGCGTTCCAATCTTGCCTAAATTTATAACCTTCAAAAGTTAAATTCCAATCAGTTGTATATGTACTTGGTGCTAATGCAAAGTTAAATGTAACTGCTTTATAAATGTATCCGCCGTATAGTACAGTATCGCCTGGTTGATAGTAAACGTTATCAGCCCATACTCCTTCGTATTCACTACCTGGAAGATATGTTGTCCAGTTATTGGCCGCATAATCAGTATTAAATCCGTTTGACCCTGTTGATGACGTATGACCTAGTATACACTGCATCAAGTTTCCGCCACGCTTTACGATATCATTTTTCTTATATCTGTAAGATGAAACCCACTCTGATGAAATTGTTACAACACCATCTTCGTCTGTTGTTGATATAGCAACATACTCAATACCGTCAAGTTGTATGGCCCACTTGGATTGATCTTCTTCTAAACCTAGCGTTGCGTTATCAGCCGAAGTGTGTCCTTGAACACATTGGTAAACAATGCCGCCGTATTTTACAATATCGTTTATACGATAACGTACACCAATTGACCAGTTTGCTCTCCAAGTATCACTATCAGATAGTGTTGCCCAATCTCCTTGGTTAGCTTCTAAGCCTGCAAGTGTTGTTGCGGCAGATACGTGCTGATTAACAGCTTTGTAAACTTTACCATTGTAACGTACTAGATCGTTTGTTCTGTATAGTGTGCTAACTGTCCAGTTGTACTTCCAGTCTGCTGACGAAACAGCAACTAGTGTCCATTTTCCAATGTCAGCAACTAGTCCGTCTGTGCCTGAAGCAAATGTTGCGGCAGAAGTATGAGACTCAGTACATTCGTAAATACTAGCACCGTATTTTACAATATTACCTACTGCGTATATCGTGCTTGTAGCCCAACCATTTTTCCAAACTTTACCTTCTGACTGTTTTTTCCATTTTGGTAATGCCGGTGTAACATCAGTACCTGCAAGATCATTATAAAATGTAGCGCCAGTGTGTGTTCGTAAAGCAACATATGTAAACCCTTGGTACTCGATCATATCATCAACGATATAGTCTGAGCCGCCTGTCCACGTGCCTTTCCAATTAAATCTTATTCTGCTTAGTTTAAATTCTGCCATTTTCTCAACCTTCTAAGTATTTATACACCCGTTGGGTATGTGTAATCTTCGTTAATTCGTGCTACTAAATTTCCGCTATCGTCAATATAGTAACTAATATTTCTGTTATCCCATCTAAATTGTTCATAATTTAAATTCTTATAAAGCCTCTCGTGGTTTACATTTCTTCCTTCAAAGAAATTTTCACCTTGATCAAAGTCTTCATAGTTATCTGTTGGATCGCCTTCAGCGTTAATTGCAATACTATCATGACTTGTAAGCTGATCAACTTTAGCTACATACAATTCACCGTCGTCTGTTCTACGCAATCCATAAAAATATCTTGCATCTGTTTGGTCAATCATATTTTGTATGCTTTGACCTAAAAAGTTATCTGACATTATACAATCTCCACTAAGCTAAGAATCACATCAAGTGATTCAGTTGTATCCGACGTAACGTATAATACGTTACCTGCATCAAGAACAATTTTCTCACCCTTGCCAATTGGCTTCATTGCAGTATTAGGAGGAATAGGCATCCCTTTAATTAGTACACCAATCGAACTTGCTTCGTCACCAACTTCAAGGGTAGCACTTACCATGCCACTTGTTAAATTAGCGATATTCATTCCGATAACAGTTGCACTAGTAGCGGCAGGAGTTGTATAAACTGCTACCCGGCTTGTGCCTACTTCTTTTCCTATGATATTTTTAAAATTCGTTGCCATCTTTTTTCCCTATAATAGTAATGCAAGTTTTATTGCAATTTCCTCTGCATCATTAAATGTAACAGCACCTGTAGCACCTGCAACCGAAACCCAGTTATTGCCGACATCGTATATTTCTACTCTGTCTTCAACTGTGTTATACCGCATCATTCCAAGTTCTGGACTAGGATGCCTGTTAGCGTTGTTACCAACAGGAATAACAAATCCGCCTGTTCCTTCAACTTTAAAGTATCCTGATCCTGCTTGTTTTAAAGTAGTAACAGCACCGTCTATAGTATTAGTTATCACATTTCCGTTAAAACTAAAGTTTTCAATTGTTACAAAACCACTGCCGTTTGCACGTAAAACTAAATCTTCGTTAGTAGTAATTGTTTCTAAAACATTATCGTGTATAGCAATGTCATCTACTTCAAGTCTTGCTACGTTAAATCGTTCTGTATTTACATCAGCTACAAGCGAACCACCTGCATAAAATCTTAGTGTATTATCGTTGGCGCCCGGTGTTAACTCGGGTGTAATGTATGTATCTCTATCAACATCGTATACTCCGCCTAGCTGGATCCAGCTTCCGTCATATGCTTCAAAAACACTAGTATCAGTGTTATATCTAATCATACCAGTAATTGGTGATCCAGGACGCTGTGCTGTTGTACCCTTAGGAAGTATTAATGCTCCTGTAGCATCGATTGTTACAGACTCACTACTTGGATCTAATATGATGTCGCCACTTAGGTTAGCAATAATGTTATCACTAAGTTGTAGTTGATCAATAATAACTTGGCCAACTCCGTTTGGTGTAACATTAATATCGCCATTACTTGCATTTGTAGTAATAGTATCGTTGTCAATAATAATATCATCGACAAATACCTTGCCAACATTTATTTCTGACCAATTAAGTAATGTTGTTCCTAACTTATATGTATCGTCAACATTTGGAACAATGTCACTGTCAATTCTTGCGTTGATATTAATTGTGTCAGTATCTTCGTCGCCGAGTGTAATATTTCCGCCAACTGTTACATTGCCAGTTACATCTAAGTTACCAGTAATATTAACGTTGTCTTGTAAATTAATGTTGCCTGTTGAACTGTTAATATTAATATCGCCGCTAGTACTACTAATAGTATTTCCGCTAACTCTAATATTTCCAGCTTCAACCTTTGTGCCATCAATAATCGTTGTGTTTGTACCGTCAGTAAACGTAATACCTTGGTTGTTATTAAATAAGAATTCTGCGTTAGTAAATGTTACTTCGCCTGTTTCTTGGTTAACTCTAAATAAATCGCCTACTCTAAAGTCACCTTTGTGGTCAACTGTACTAAAGTATATATTTGCATCGCTGTTAGCAACAACTTCGTTTGCTTGGATAACTTCAGTTACATCATTAGTAACGTCTTTACCTGTGCCAATGTAAGCTAAGTTCATCCCAATAGCATACACAATCGAACCACTGCCTGTTCCGTGAATACCGTAATTACCGTAAACACTTGCACTTGCAATACTTCTAATTTCACCACCAAAGTC